AGGATACAAACCAAATAAAGAAGTAATAGAAGCTATGCAAAGCACTCATATATTTGCATATCCTTCAATATGGGAAGAAACATTTTGTATTTCAGCAATAGAAGCAATGGCAGCTGGTAATATGGCCATCGTTACTAACTTTGGTGCGCTTTATGAAACATGCACGGAATATGCACATTATGTAAATTACGAAACAAATATGTATACTTTAGCAAAAAAATTTAAAGCAGTAATTGAGTTTGTTGCAGACAATTATCATGAGCCAGTGCTACATCAAAGATTAAAAGATCAAGTAAAATTTTATAAAACTTTTTACAATTGGGATATGAGAGCGAAAGAATGGGTAAGTCTATTTGATCAATTATTAAAAATAAAAGGAATGGTATGACATATAAAATAGACGAAAGCAGTATAATAAATGAAAAAAACATATTTGGTCAAAATACAAATAAAGGCAACGATGTATTGAATTGGACAGAAGAAGATCCAAAACAAATAAAATTATTTTTTACATCCCCCTGCCATGGTGGTGTAGATATTCACTACATGAGAGCAACTCTTGAAATGCAGGCTATGTTACAAAGACACAAGATACCAGTTACATTTCATTTAATACAATCTTCAATAGTAACTCAAGGTCGTAATTTATGTACTTCTGCTTTTTTGAAATCTAATTGCACACATATGTTATTTGTAGATACTGATGTTGAGTTTGATGAAACATCTTTGTTGACTATGCTTAAAGCTGACAAAGATATTGTACTTACACCTTATCCTATGAAAGTAATAGATTGGGACAAAGCAAAAAACATAAGTGAAAAGTCTGGAAGACATATAAGTAAATGTGGTTACTATTATCCAATGGGTTTTGTTGATCCAGAGAACATAGAATGTAATGATGGAATCACAGAGATAAAAAGAGGACCTGCTGGATTTATGTTAATAAAAAGAAATGTATTTGTTAAGATGGCTGAAGCTTATCCTCACTTAAAAATAAAACAACAAACCATGTTAAACCAACAAATGAGAGAAACAGAGCATTTTTGGAATTTTTGGGATACAGATTTTAATTCAGAAAAAGGAACCTTTATGGGCGAAGACTTTGCCTTTTGTAAAAAATGGACAGACATTGGAGGTAAGATATATGCTAATGTTGATGCCTATATTACCCATCATGGAGACTATAGTTATCGAGGAAGGTTTATTGACGAAGGCGCAAAAATTAAGTAAATTGGTTGGAATAAAGTTTTTACAGGAGAAATATGCATCCATTATTAATGTCAGCTCTTATATCTGGTGGAATAAATGCCTTACAAGGTAAAAGAGGTTCAAACTTATTAAAATCAACAGTTATGGATACCGCAATGTCAGCAGCATTGATGGGCGGGACTAACTTAGCTATGGGACAACCAGCTAATCCTTTTTCAAAAGATTTTGCATTTATGGGTATGAATAAACCTACAGGTGCTCCGATTCAAGGTGGCATAGGTCCTACAAATACGAAACCCTCATTTTCCGAATCAATGACAAGTATTACCGATGTTTTTAAAAGACCGAATCCAGAAGGAGCTAATCTTCCAGACGTTTACGATCCAGGTAAAGTAGGTATTGGAGCTGGTGCTGCAGCTCTTGCAGGTTTAGGTCTAGGAGCATTTGATCCTAAGCCAGCTAAAAAACCCAAAATACCAGGATACAATAAATTTTATGCAGCTGACCCAAGCATGTTCATGCCTTACGATGATCCAGATATTGCTCCAATTGATTACAGTAAATATCCAGATGAACCATACAGTAATATGAATCAAGGTGGAATTGCATCATTTGATGACGGAGGATTAGTTGGTTTAAGAAAAAAAATTGAACAATTAAAAAGAACTCCTGAAGGTTTAAGAGAGTTAAGTATCATGATACCTGGATCAGTCACTGAATTTAAAATGAAAAATAAAAATGAATCTGCTTTCAGCACCAACGAAGAAATAATTCAAAAGTATATAGATTCACAATCCATAGGTATAAAAGCAGGTGGAATTACATCGTTTGATGACGGAGGAGCGGTTAGAAATATAAATTTAGATCCTCAAGAAATATTTAAAAAAGTAATGATGGAAGGTTATCGACCAACACCAGAAGAAAAAGAAGTATTAGATAAATATTTAGCAGGTCAAGAAAATAAAAAAGGTGGTGGTATAATGCAGCTTGCAATGGGTGGAAGGGCTACAAATGAACCTATAGAATCGATAGAAGAAACCACAGAAGAAGAGGATACTATGGATACTGCACCACCAAGAGGATTACCAAGAATTCCTTTTATGGATCCTAGAATGCCTATGCCTACACCTATGCCTGGTATGATGGGTATGCCTGTAATGGGTATGAGAACTGGAGCTTTAGTAGATAAACTTCCAAGTATGTCAAACACAG